CGGCTCGGTCTTGCCCTTCTGCACCGACCCGCGGAGCTGCTTCTCGTAGACCGCCTCATCCTCGGCCAAGCGGGGAGCCATGGTGTCCCGGTACATCGATCGGAACTGCTCGGTTATGTTGGAGAACGTCGCCCGGTCGAGGATGTGGACCGCCGGCGGGGGCACGTCGTAGATCGCGCACGCCTCTTCCCGGTTGAGCTTCCGGCCCTCGATGTACTGCGCTTCCTCGTTGTTGACACTCAGGACTTGGGGCTCCATCCCCTCCTCGAGGATGACCGTCTTACCCCAGTTCTCGGGGCCCGAGTAGACCTCGTCCCAGTTGAGCCGCAGCCGCTTGGCGGCCGGGTCGGAGAGGTTCTTGGGGTGCTTGAGGGCGAGCGACGGACGGGAGCCGTTCCGCCAGAAGGCCGATGTGGCACGGCGGGCGGCGTCCTCGTTGACGAGGGTCTGGCGGAGGGGCTCCAGGGGCGACATGCCCCGGAGCATGGAGTCGGGGTTGTATTCCTTGAAGTGGACGACGTCGGACTCGTCGATGTTGACGAGACTGCCCGTCGTGGTGTGGACCTCGTAGAGGACCCGGCTGCCCTCGACCTTGTTGGTGAAGTTTGTCGGGTGGATCGGGTACAGCCAGACCGGGCGGCCGCCCCGGTCCCGATCCTTCAGCCATAGCGCCTCGCCGTAGACGTTGCGGGTGCTGACCGTCCAGCGCTGGAACTCCTTGGAGGACAGGCGCGGGTGAGGGTCGCGGAGTAGGCGGGCGTAGGGGCCGTCCCGGTCCTCTCGCCGACCGTTGGCGTCGTCGCGCTCGTAGACCTTGAGGGGGAGGCGAGCCTGGGCCCGGGCGAGCTTGTTGACCAGCACCGCCACCCACAGCTGCTCCCGGTAGATGGTCGAGTACGACGACCACCGGCCAGCCAGCTCCAGCTCCTTCGGCCAGGCCCCCCACGTCGAGGGAGAACCGGACCAGACGACCGTCGGCCCCTTGACGAGGACGCCACCGCTCTGGATCAACGTTGGCCTCCTCTACGGGATCTGGAGGAAGGCGACCTCCTCGCGAAGGATGAGCACCTCCCCGTCGACCGGCGTGCGCTCGCCCCGGCCGTCGATGCCGAGAGCCTCGGCGTTGCGCAGCACCAGCGACTCCCGGTCGGCGTCAAACAGGACGCCGGCGAAGGACCCGCCCGATTTCAGCTCGACGAGGACCCGCCGCCGGAGGCGTTGGCGCATGAGCCGCTTCACCCGAGGGTCACCAGGCCACGCTCCTCGTACACGCTTGGTCCGTCCTCCGGTACCGGCTGACCCGCTGCCCAGGCCGCCAGCGCCACGCACGTCAGTGGCGAGATGTCGACGTCTCCCCGCCGGTCGAACACGAAGGCGTCGCCGACGTCGCGGCGGGTGGCGTTGGCCACCGCCTTGTGGAGCTCGGCCTGGCCGAGGTGGCGCCATCGGTGCTCGGTGATGTCGTCGAGAGCCGCACCGCACGCCTGCTGGTAGTCGCGGCCGGTGACGGCGTGGACCTTCGGGGCGCCGTCTTTGTCCCGACCCTCGAGGATCCCGACGACGAGGCCCTTGCGCTCGGCCTCGGGGAGCAGGGAGCCGGCGGGGCCGGCCGGGTTGCACACGACGTGGCCGGCGGAGTGGGCCTGTTGGAGTTCCAACACTCGGTCGATGACCCACCCGGTGCCCTGCCGGTTCTCCACGATCTCGACGTGGGTGCCGCCGAGGTTGGAGGGGGCGGCGACGCCGATCTGCGACCACTTCCGATCGATGCTGACCTCGAAGCAGATGGCGACGGGGTCAACGGCCTCGGCGCCGTGAGGGTTGATGCAACCACGTGGGCACGTCGAGGAGTGGACCGAGCAGGCCTTCCAGGCGGGAGGTTCAATCACGGTGTCCGTCACCGCCTCCCCCGCGTCGAGATACAGGCCCAGGCGCTCGCGGACGTACTCCTCGTCCGTCATCTCCTCGCGCTCGGTGTGGACGACGTATTCCTCGCCCAACCGGTACCCGAGGCCTGGGTTCGCCTGGCACAACGCGCGGCCCAGGGCCACCGGGTCAGCCAGGACGCTCTCCACCTCTGCCTGCCACGTCTCGACGTCCTGGGGCTTGGCCTTGGTCGTGGCGCACCACTCGAAGTAGCAGCCCCGGCGGAGTGCCGGTCCCCCTCGTGCGGCCCGCCGGCCGGCCCGGCACTTCTTGCGGAGGTGGTCTGACTCCTTGCGGGCCAGCGGGGCCGACCCGGTGAACCAGAGTTGAGGGTTCCAGATGGCGCTCAGGGTCGGTACGAGCGACGCCAGCTCCTGGAGGTACATCGCCTCGTCCAACACGATGAGGTTCCCCGACGCCCCGCGCCCGCCGAGCTTCGCCCTGGTTTTGAAGGCGAGGAGTTGGCCGGACATCAACTCGATGCCCTCGTCGCCGTTGGTCTCGCTGATCCGCTTGATGCGCAGGCGGCGATCGCCGATCTGCTCGGAGATGGCGATGGCGAGGGGCTTGACCCGTCGGAAGTGGATCTGGCAGGTGTCGTAGCGGTGGGCGGTGTGGGTCAGCAGCTTCTCACCGAAGAGGAAGAGGCCCGCCAGTTCCCGGGCCTCGAGGATGCCGCCCTTGCCGTTCTGGCGGGGCTCCACGACGGTCACGGACGTGGATGCCCACGACCCGTCACGACGTTCCCGGAGCGCTCCTTCGAGGACGAGCTGCTGGTGTGGTTCGAGCACCAGCCCCGCCGCCGCCGCCAGCTCGACTGCCTCCCGGCCGCTTCCCTCCCGCGACCCCTTTGGCACGAACTGGTACGTCGGGACCTGCGAGCCGAGCAGCCCGCTTCTCCGCGACTTGGTCGACGGCACTGGCCTTGTCAGGCTTCGAGATCGCAGCGAGGGCCGCGTCGGTGTCCCGAAGCTGCTTGGCCAGCGGGCCAACCTCCGACGGGATCGCATACCCGAGCGCCCGGATGATCGTGTCCCGGAGACTCTCCAACAGGTCTGCCCGGGTACCTGTCTGTGCCACTTCCAACAGATCGGCGGCCTGTTCGCCCGTCAGGACCGGCTCCGGCCGTTCGGCTGGACGGCTCACCGGAGGGGGTCTCCAGCGCTTCCGGGGGGAGATTTTTGGGAGAGTGCGAGGGTCTCCCCACTGCGATCAGTCCGCACGTTGCGACCCCCCCCTCCCCCTTCATCAGTGACACCCGCAGCCGGGGTCGTCGTCAGCGTGGTAGCCCGACGGGCACCGGAGAGGGGCGGGGCCAAGGTGTGCTCGTCGTAGGGCGGGGCCAAGGTGTGCTCGTCGTAGGCGGCGGCGGGTCCGGAGCCCAGCCCGACGCCACCCTGCGTAGGCAGGGTTCCCCGGGTTAACGAACCGGTAAAGGCGTCCGCAGCTGCACTCCCACACATCGCCCCGCCTCGCCGTCCTCGGCAGCTCCTCAGCGCAGTCGTGGGGACCGTCGAGCACCAGCTCACCCATCACTCACCACACCCGGCTCCTGATCGCGACGACCGCCCGCTTCACCCTCGTCCCGTTGCCCTTCGACGAGTTGCACGACCAGTGAGCCGCCCGGAGGTTGGAGCGGTCCAAGGCGGCATACCGGGCACCGAGTGGGTGGCGGGATCGGGGGATGACCTCGTCCACCGTGAACGACAGGCGGTGGCCCTTCGGCAGGGTCTTGTCGATCCAGCCTCCGCAGAGCCCGCAGTGGGATTCCTCACGGCGGACTTGGGCACAGACCGTGCGGCGGGGGCGGCCCTTAAGCTCGTTGGTGCTCACGTCGATTCCGCCCGCATCGCCAGGCCAACCGCCGCCTGGGCGCCGATCGCCAGGCCAACCGCCGCCTGGGCGCCGACCGCCACCTGATCCAACGCGCACTGTACCGGACACGAACACGACATGGTGGACATCACGCCTTCGCCCTCGGCTCGGGCTTCGGCCTCACGTCCGGGACCCTGACCGTGTCGCCCTGCAGGTGGCGGCGCAGCTCCCCTCGGGTCGGCAGCCTCCCAGGCATGCCCGCCTCGCTCGAGTGGGCCACGAACCGGTAGCACCAGTCGCACAGGTCGATGGGCTCGGCCAGGCGGGCGTTGACCCGGGTGTTCGGCACCCGGACGGGCTGCGTCGAGTGCTCGCGGGCACAGGACCCGCACCACTGACCCTGAGCCCGTGGCGCCTCGCTGATGGGTGCGCCCTTGAGCCAGGCGAGGCGGATGTCGTCGCACTCCTCGACCGCCCGTCGAGCGTCCTTGAGCCGGCGATCGAGGCGTTCGGCGTCGGACCGGGCCCGGTCCGGGCCGAGGGCGGCGGCGGAGGTCTGGTCCCACTCGCAGTCGGTGCGCTCGT